CCCCCATTATTGGAGGATCTATAGGTTTACCATTTCGTCCATAGTCAATCTTACCAAATAGTTTGACTTGGAATTTACCACCTAATACTTCAATGATATTATCAGGATCTTTAGTTAAACGAGATACCGTTTCTAATTCATCTAAAGTAAATGGTGAATTGTCAGAACCTTGAGACCATTCAAGAAGTACTTCACGACGGATGTCTTCCCAATGGTTATTCATAGTTCTACAGATTTCTCTGAACCAGTCTTCTGATTTACCAAGTTGAGCATAACTGAACTTGATATATACGAAAGTAGACTTAGTATTAGAATTCATTATATCCATAATCTGTTGATATGATTTATCATACCAGAATTCAGAAAATGGAACTGCATCTTCTTTCATTTGGTATGCAAAGATACCTTCAGTGGATGTTAAGAACCCTGGTGTTGTAGTGAATAGGATACCATAAGGTGCACCATTTGCTCTAGCATTATCGGCAGCTCTCTTGAATGCAGGAACTGTGTTAAGATAAATGATTTCATTATATGGCGCAAATCCCCATTCGTCACCCCAGAGTAATGGAATAGATTTACCACGAAGAGTGTTTTGTGCTGCTGTCTTATTACGAGCAGATGCTACAGTGATAATCTTATTTCGGTTAACAGCATGCTCAAGTCTCAATACTGTATCTGATACTTTAGCATTTTTACCATCACGAGAGAATGTTTGATCCATACGTAGATATGGAGGTAAACACTCACGTAAGTTTTTAAGAGTTTGTAAGTTATCTTTAGAACCATCTAATGCCTTATGCATAAATGCAATAGTAGAGTTAGATGTACCAAAGTTAAATAAGTGTAAATATCTAACGTCTGCGGATAATGTTTTACCATGCTGACGAGGGAGCTCTAAGAATATATTCATATTATAGATAGAGCAGAAGAATAATGCCATATTGCCACGATGTAGCTCTAATGGAATACCTTTACCGCTACCACCTTGGTCTGGTACACGTACTACTTCACGAGCAAAGTACCAGAAGTTTACCATACATTCGGCTAATACTTTACCTTTGTAGTATGCACTTAAATTTGGATCATGTGGATCTATACCAGCAAGATCTGGATCTAGAAGTGCCAGCATGAATTTATTATTCTTTATCCCAATGGCTTTCAAATACTGATGCATCTTGATGAAGCTAGTATTTCGAGTAGACATTTGATAATAGATCTTCATAAATACCTCTAGAGTAATATATTATAAGTGTGATATAGTGATATAAGATTTAGTATAAGGAGGTTATATCATGCTATTCACAATTAAAGAAATTAAGAAACTGGAATCACAATTCCGACCAACGTTAGCAATATACTATCTAGTATTACTGCTTACGATGGTAATCATTATTGGATCTGTTATAGATCCACATTTTATGGTAAGATGGTCTTACTGGTTAACAATGAATGCTACTCAAAATATCAATACTGCAACTACAGTAATGGTATTAGGTAATCTTGCTAAACTAGTAACCATATTCTTACTTGGTAATTATGCTCAATATCTACATAGATTCATTCATGTAAGAATCTATGGTAAAAAAAGAAAAGTATGATAAATATCTCCCATAGGATTCAAAGATCCTATGGGAGCTATATGTGTCTTATTTTTTTTCTTTTGTTGCTTTTTTAGCTTCAGAAACTTTTTCTTCAGCGTTTTCAACGATTTCTTCTTCTTTTACAGGTGCAGCAACTGGAGTTTCTTCTTTAACTTCAGGTGTTACTTCTTTTTCTTTTTTCTTAGCTTCAGCAGCTTTTGCTTTTTCTTCAGCTGCTTTAGCCTTTGCAGCCTCAGCTTCTGCTTTAGCAGCTTCTTCTTCAGAAATAGAAGGAAGAATTTCTGTATTGTAATTAGTGAAGTCTAATACTACTGTATCACCAGTAGGAAGGATTTCACGTACTGTAGCTTGTTGAGAAATGCAATCAGCAATTTCTTCTACAGTTAATAATTCACGATAGATACCACGTACAAATTTGTTACGTAAACGAATTGGACGACGGCATTCAACATTAACAAGTTTAGTCTTCAAAGTGCTCATCATATGCCTCCTGAATAGAAACGATTAATTCATCATCGATAAGATCATAAGCTTCTTTAAGCTCAACGTTATCTTCGATTTCTTCAGCAAGATCTTTGCTGTCATTTTCATGAGTGCGATCGATATCAGAAAGCAATTCAATTTCAGCTGCATCATCTTCATCGTCAGCTTCAATATCAATTTCTTCATCTTCTAACTCAGCTACGGAATCGATGTCAGTGTTGTCATCGTCATCATCTAATTCGATTTCATCCATAGCATCAACGATGTTATCGATAGTATTATCCATATCGTTATCAGTAGCTGTGGAATCAGCAACAACGTCTTCTACAGTAGAAGCTGCATCATCAAGCTCTTGATGGATAGTTTTATCATCTGCCATTATTAAATCCTCCTTAAAATATTAATCTATAGCAGAATCGATGTAATCATCATTATCATCTGCTAGATCATCTAAATCATCATCGGATAATGTAGATAATGCAATATCTTCATCATCCATAATTTCATCATCATCGTCACCATTTTCAATGGCATCAATGATATCTCTTTTAGCAATTAAAGAATCTAAGAAAGCGTTTTCATCGACCATTACGTCAAATGCATCTTTCTCGTCAATTTGCTCTTTAAAATATTGATCGAGTTCACTGTTCATTGCAGTACCTCCATTAAGATTACTGATATGTTAACGTGATACATTTTTTAATATTGTTTGAACTTGGCGTTCTAAGATATAAATGATCACCGGAACGTAGTAAAATATATCATGTTGAGGGATAGTATAGTTAAAGTCTTCTAGAGTTTTGAGTAAGAACTCTTCATATCTATTCAACTTATCTGTATTATCATTGAAGTAATCAATGATAATATTCTTGAAGTAGTTTAGATCATCAGTCTCATACCGTTCATTATCTCTAATACGCATAACTGTATCATCATCAAATGAAGGTACTTGCCAATAATCGCCCATTTTATATTCATGGAATATATAATAATAGTTTTCTAGACTATAGTATAAGATAGATGTCTTATCTTCTACTAGCATACCATAGCAAGATGGATTACATATAGTACCAATATCTTTTCTTTCTAATGAATGGAAGAAAGATTTAGAGTAGTCTAAAGCAAATGTAGCTCTAGGAGTTAACTGATGTGCTACGTGCAAATAATCTAAGTCACCAGTATTCATAATATCATGACGTTTAATGAACTCAATCATATAACTATCATAGAAATTATGCTCATCATAAGAAAAAATAAAAGTCTGAGTTTTATTACTATAGAAGAGACTTCTATAGTAAGCAATCATATCTTGACAGATATTTTCTAGTTTACTAATATAAGCGTAATCATCATCTTTGATTACTAGAGATAAGTTTGTACCGATATTAGTTGTATCCATAGTATAGGATTCTACAACTAAGGAATCAATATCTGTGTTATCACCATCATGGGAACTTAAACGATAAGAGATCTTATACATATTAGCCCCAGTAGGTAATGTATCTAATGATACACTTGTAACTTTGAAGAGGTATTCTTCATTAGTGTGATTGATAATAAAATAGTCTTGAGGATATGGTTTAAATGAGTTAGGTAATATATAAGCATCACCTTCAATTGTATCTGATTCAAGACCAAAATCACCAGCATCCATTTGAACTTGAACTCTATCAAGACCAAAGATAACTGTATCTTTAATTCTATTATATCTTAATGGAGAATCTCCATCCGTATAACTATAAGCTAAGCTTGTAGACTCATCTAATGTACTCTTACTAGTATTGATATTGTAGTAAGTACAAGTAGTAGGAGCTTTATCTGTAAATGTATAAAACGTATTATCCAGCCGTTTGACTTCTGAGTCTAGGATGGAGTTTATCGTTGCGGTATATGTAGTGTCAAGGAATTTACCCATAGTCGACCTCCTTTATTAATGTGATGTTTAAGACAAAAAAATAAAGCGGTATGGACTTTTAAGCCCATACCACTATATTATTTGTGTACAGAAGTCTTGTATTTTATCTAATGGAACACCGTAATCTTTATCGGCTTGGTTTACATGAGCAAAGACTCTAGATCCTCTAAAGAATGCTATATTATTCTTTATGAAGTATTCTATTTGTCTTTTAGCTATTTCACCAGCTGAGTCATTATCAAAATATAAATGAATATCCATATACATTATGCCTTTAGATAAGATATATCTTAAGATAGCTGAGTATTTATTACCAGCTGCTGCAAAGTATATCCCAGTAGATCTATTGGTAATATTATTGTATATAGATATAATATCAAATTGACCTTCTGCTATATGTACCATGATTCTATCCGATGTATATGGAATACAAGATGGTATACAGAAAGCTTTATTATAAATATCTCTATCATCTAGTTTACAGATTAGATATCTGTATTTACTATCAACTTCTCTAATACAACGCATAGACAGTGATGTATTATTAACTGAGAGGAATCCTACATAGTCCCTTTGAATTCTTTCAAAGTCAGATTCTGTAGCTCCCAGATACCTCATGATCTGGCGTTTAAAAAAAGAGAAATCGAAGATAATCTTCATATTCATCATCTCGGATACTGACAGATTAGTACCGAGACGACTATTGATATAATTCACTTTATCAGGATATATATCATAGTTTACCTCAAATGCATCATATGCTACTTGAGGTTCTCTTAAGCGATTAGCAGAGTAGGAATTACTCCTACTCTGTCTCATCTCTTTATTGTGGATATCAATAGCTTGTATAAGTTCTTCATCTCTAATGTCTAAAAGATTAAGGAAAGTTCTATTGACTAATCCTCCTGCTTCACATTTGAAGCAATTAAACATGTAAGGCTTATCAGGAGATAAGCCAATATACATGTGTTTCTTCCCAGCGGAAGATGTATGCCCACAGTATGGGCAACGAAGCACTAATTCCTTTTTACCAGCAGCAAACTGGCTATTAGGAATTAGCGATTTCAATTTGCTGCCTACATCCATTATTTTTCTTCTTTCTTTTTCTTAGAAGATTTTTTAAGTGCATCAATTGCGGTATCAATAATGCCACTCTGTGTAGTTTCAACAAGACCTTTAGTCTCAACAACTAACTCAGTAAAGTCTTTAACTTTATCTTTCTTAATAGCATATACGATTAATCCCCCAATAACTAAGATAGGGGATACGTATTTAATAACATCAGCATCAGTTTCAGTCAATAAGCTAGTAGCCAAATCAAGTACATTTTTCATAAGTCAATCCTCCATTAATACGTTGTTAAATTAGTTTTCAAAAAGTACTTCTAAAGTAATTTCTTGGATACGTTTACGTAATCCTTCCTCAGAAGTTTGTCTGTATAACCATTGTAGTGCTGGAATTAGTCTAGCAGCATTACCGTTAGCCAACTCTAATATTTCCTGAGCACTGGCTTTCTTGAATCCGATAGCAAAGCCGATGGATTCATAGTTAAGTGGTAATGTTTCAGGCGCCGGTGGTGCAGGTCTTACTGGTTTTGGTTCACCAATTTCAAGTTCCATATGCTTAGGTTCTATAGGGGATAGAGTTCCTACTTTAAGAGCCTTATAATTATTCTTAACTTCAACTAATTCCTTTTCTCCAGTCTCTTCATCTTTACGATAAAGGAATGGATTTAAGCGATTGCCACTCAAATCCTCTTTAGGAAGTTCATCACCGATCACTGCTTTATTAATACAGATATCGTAGATGTCCTTAGGAGTCAATTGACTTTTGAATTGCTCGTATGTTAATTCTAAATCAAAGCCGCATTTTTCAAATGCAGACTTTACTTCTTTTGCTATTTTAACTGTAATCATAATTATCTTATCCTTTCACTAATTCTAATTTAGAATTTAAAATATAACCAGATGCATTTTCTCTGGTTAATTGTATTAAAACGACCATAAGTGGTAAACTTCTAATGTCTTTAAACCCTTTATATTCTTTACCACCATAAATAAATTTACCTTCTTCTCTATATTCATCTAAGTAATCTTCGATATAATAGAATAGATTTAGGTTATCATTAATTCTATTATAAAGATTTCTAGAAGGGTTTGGTTTTAATCCATACTTAATGAAGATTTCTCTTACATTTTCAGGACTAAATTTTTCGGCTCTCGAAGCCATTAATAGTTCATGCGTGAATTCTGCTGATTTTACCGCATTAACTTGCGGATTATTAAGAACTCTAGTAGAGCTAACAATATTAGAATCTGCTGCAAACTTATTATAATATGCATCAGAATTATATCTTCTAATACTAGTCTTAGCTGTGTTTATTGCGTAATATTCGCATTCATATTCGATAGCTAAATCCAATATCTTAGGAGATTGAGCTAATTCGAATAGATCGTCTATTAATTTACTATTGAAGTATCTGAAATAAATATTATTCAATATAGAATTATATGGACGTGTATTACACTTTTGAAGAAGAGTCACCATATCTAAACCTTCAATAGTGCTACCAAATCTGCATTCGGCTACGTCTTTAGCAAATTCATAATCATCATAGATTTTGGTTCTAATTATTGGATTAATATCCATCATGCACTCTAGGACATCATCCCCAGTACCAATATCAATACCGTTTTCTCGAATAAATCTAATATTTCTTAAAACCACTTCAGGTATGTGGTCAAATTTATAATTTTCACTCATCTTTTATAACTCCTAACTTTTCATCCCACTTTCTTCCTGGTATATCATCTTTAAGTGCTAACCGAAGTGGGTAATATAAATATATAAATTCATCTATTGCAGTGGTAAAAGAATACTTATTTTTCCCATAAGTAAGTTTACCTGTACGTATAAATGCATTGATTTTATTTATATAATCTTTATATAAGCCTCTACGCTTAATTGCTTTCTTAATTTTGATAGCAACAAGCGTAGTAAATCTAACATTATTTTTTTCATAGAACTTTTTAAGATCGTTAAATGGATTGTTAGATCTATTAAGTATCTTTATACACTCTATACTAAAGTCTACAGATAATTCTGGATGAGTATCTATATTATTACATGATACATAAATTGTAAACTTATTTGGATCATATCTATCAAGATACTTATTTTCATCAAAATCAAAGTCTGCTATGCCATTAGCCTTACTTTTTGAGCATTTAAATTTGCTCATTATTTCCTCATCACTTCTTTTAGACCAATGAAATATCTCATTAACTAAATCCATATTGAAGTATCTAAAATAGATATTTTTTACAATAGATGTGGTTTTTACTATATGAGGATATAATAGAATATCCTTTAGTGTGATTTTATCAAAAGGTTTATTGATCATGCCTTCTAATTTAAGCAACCATCTAACATCCGTTTTTAGATCTATTATTCTAATACCGTTAGGTGCTTTAAATCCATACATGTCCACCTTGTTTCTATAACAGAATAAAATGTTTCTCAACAAAGATGGCTCATATCCGTCGATATATTGAGTTGGTTTCATTACACTACCTCCTATTTTTGTAAACCAATTCTACCCGTATGCGTTGCATATTCTGTCTTACCTTCACGGTCTAGTTCCAATACTTCACCTACAGATAATGCCAATATTTTTTCTGCATTGTCTAGTATCACCTCCTTAGCTTCATTAGGTAATTTCCAATCTGGATCGCCAAAGTTAACTACATTCTCTTCACTCATTTCACCTCCACCATTCCAGAATTCAGAACCGGACTTACGCACTGCAGAGAAGATGTTTCCATCTACATCTACTTCAGCTGTCATCCAGTCATAATAATGAACGTCATATTGGAAGTATGAGTCATTGTATCCGTAATTGGATTCTAACTTATAGCTATTCTCGTCTAAACGAATAATCTTTGTGTCCGCACTAGATAGGTTTAGAGCTGCTAAAGTTTCAATAAGTTTATTCATGATATATTTCCTCCTTTACTAAAATAAAATCACTATAAGAATATATCATATCACCCTTATAATATATGAATATAAAAAAATTATAATACAAAATGCCACTAGGAGTTAATCTCCTAGTGGCTATCATATTATTTCTTACCGTATGTATTATCCCAGTCAGCAATCTTCTCATTCATTGCAATAAATAGTTCAGTATCATAGCAGAAGCCATTAACACTGAATCGTAATTCTTTGATATCTTTAATATCCATATCCCAAGAACTAATCATTTCAGATTTGAAGTCATAAAGATATTCTGAATCTACACTATTATATAATTTAGTATAAGCATCAGTGAAGTCTTTAATAAACTCTGTAGGAAGCTCTATGTTTAGAGTACATTCAATTTCGCCTATAATATAATCTATCTCCCAATAGAGATCTTGACTAGTAAATTCAATACCATTGATTTCTGCTTTGAATTCTTGAATAACTTTTGATTTCATTTTGTTTCCTCCAATAAAATAATATCCACTAGGAGAGTTAGACTCCTAGTGGCTTTTCAGTATATTCTCTTGTATCCATATAATCGAGCATATCAGTGAATGCTTCTTTTGCTTTAGGATCTGGATTATTCACATTAATGTATCCTTCCGGGGCAAGAATCATCACATTATCAGTTTCGTCTAATGCATATTTGATGTCCCCAGTATCAGCTACATAAAAGTTATCTCTATTCACATAGAATTTATATCCAGTATAATCAGATTTAAATACGGTCTTATCCTTTCTTAGTTTATTGCTAATTAAAGTATAATATCCCTTTAGTAACATAGTAAATCTCCTTACATATTAGAATTAGGTATTATTCTTTTGTTGATCCGTATTTAGAATAGACAATCCCTTCTACTTTAAGGGACTTAGTTAATACAGTATCTAAAATTATCATTAAAGTTTCATGCATATATGTATTAGTATTAGACTCCATCATAAATAAGACATCATCGTCTAATCCATAATTATGTATCTCAAATGATAATTTCTTCAATATCGGTTTACTTCCAGATATATCAAATACCATATCAGACTCATATGTAATACTATCTTTACATTGCCTGCATTGGATGTATATATGTTTACCTCTATTTAGTATATCAGCATTAACTCTACCAAATAGATATTGCTTATATAAGTCTACTATTGATTTAGGCATATTGGTCTCCAATTTCTCTTATCCCCTTAAGTTTAATAAATGAACTATAGCCAAAATTAAGATTACAATCTTTAAATAATTCTAATACATCAAGAATAGCATCATGGTCAACTCTGCCAAGTTTAGTAACTTCTTTAACTGGGTAGATTCTATCGCTCTCAATAAAGTCTTGCATATTAATAAATGCAAAGATTACTCTACTTTCTTCCTTATCAATTACGAATCTACCTTTGATATGATAGTAATCGTCTTTATGTTTACATTCTACAGCGAATGTATTTTGAGTCTCTTCAATAACTACTTTACCGAATAGTATCCTATTCATTGCCTTTTCTACTTCGCATAGTCTAAGCATTACCCTTCTCCTTTATTGATAAATCTACTTGAAACCTTAATAGTTGGGTCATATCCATAGGTCTTATTATACTCTTCAAACTTATCGAGTACCTTGGTTAAGTTACTGCTATTAGCTCTACTAGATAGAAAGACTGATTGGATTTTTTCACCAGGCTTTCTGCTAGTAGTATATGCAATATTAATACGGTTTACATTTTTCTTATCTATCATTAGCTTACCGTTTATTATAATATCACTATTATTAATTTTACAATATATCACTGCATCTCTAGTGTATTCTATTATAGATACTCTACCGAATAGTAGTGATCTAATACTGTCTACTAATTCATTAAAGTTAATCATTATTTTCACCTTCAACAAGATCTAGATCTTTATTAAGAATATAGGCACTATAGATGGATTCTAATACATCATCTAAATCTTCTTTCTCGGCTACAAGATTTAATATTGTACCAGACTCTAACTTGGTTACGTTAAAATAAATCTTTCTTAGAGTATTCTCTCTAAACATAAGATTCATCGTATATCTATAACCGTTCTTAAATACTCCACATATAAAACATACAGAGCCAGTATTCATATTGCCAGTGATAACAATAGGACCAAAGAGATATCTATAATATCTCTTAAAAATTGGCTCATAGAATCCATTTGGTAAATCGTTCTTCAATGTAAATCTCATTTTAATCCTCCTCATATTTATTATAAAGATATAGTCTTAATATCTTTATTATATCCATATTGTCTATTAGCTTCTATGAAGATAGCCAATACTTCTGCTATACGAGATCTATCTCTTCTAGCAAATTTATATGTAGTCTCTAATGGATATTCTGGATCATACTTATCATATAGATTGCATTCGATATTTAATAAAGAAATCTTATTCAATTCTTTATCTATGATTATTCTACCAACTATTCTTACTTCTTCTTCCCTATAGGTGCACTCTATAGTTATATTTGGCAAGAATTCTTCTACGATTACATCACCGAATATAATATAATAAAATTCTTCTACCATATCATTTAAGTTAATCATTATCTTTCTAGCTCCTTAATATAGTTTAGCACTTCTTTTACTTCTTTATCTTCAGAGTCAATACGGAAGATGATATCAGTCTCATCATCATCAATATATTCACTCTTATAATACATAACATATTCGATTACATATGATGCATCAGATATACTATAGCTAAATTCAGCATGCTCTGTTAATGCAGCATCAATCTTTTTACTACAAGTAATTCTACCGCTAGTTTCATTATAAGCATTAAGCTCTATTTCTCCAAATAGATAACCGTTGTTAACTAAATTATGTACAACTTCATCATGTGTCATTATATTCAATCCTCCTAAAATAAAATATATGGGTAAGAGAGACTAAGCTCTCTTACCCTAAAATATTAACCATTATTAATTAAGCTTGCATATATCAAGAATTCCTCATTAAGTAACTCCTGTTGTGGAGTAAATGCTTTACCAGTATTCTCCTTATTGTCGAAATCAATAATTTGGAATTTAGATGATACTATAGTAGCAAGCATTGAAATGAGTAGATTAGTAATCTTCTCATTTCGATAAATGGATGCAACAGATTCATATGTATTAGAAGAGGTAATCTTCAATAACTCTTTCTTATTCATATTAACCCGTTTGATTACTTTAACAAACTTACCAGATAAGATTGCTTCCATAGTATATAAGCCATTAGATGCTAAGATACGTTTAGCCGCAATGATAAGTTTGATATAGTTAGTTAAATCAATAGAACCTAAAGAAGATGGATCTCCAAACCACTTATAGAATAGATAGCATACTAGCATCTTTTGATGTGGTACAATTGGAGACTTACGTCCTTTAGATAATTCTACTTTATAATAATCAATCTCTTCTTTAGAGAATGGACCAAATCGTTCTTCAATTTGCTTCATAGTATTCTTGAAGTTTACTTGATTATGAATCAATAAGGCTTCATTCTTCTTAGAGAGATGACTTTCAAATTTATCGAATTCTGAATTGTCATCATCATCACCTTCATTACGATCGGATGATAATTGATTGAATGCGAATTCATATTTAGCATTAACAACCTTATTCTTGATATTGTTTTTAATGGATACATATATTAGATTCAATAATGTACCATTATAAACGGCCTTTGGAATAACTTGGATAATAATACTAATGATTGTATCAAAGCTATGAGAGAACTTGTTGCGAGAACGAATGAATTGTCGATCCCATGCACCAATATTCTTATTCATATCTTGTAAGATACGACTACTTGTAGTCTCAGATAACTTAGTATATAGATCAATAGTTGGATGCATATCTACAATAAGGATATCATAGAACTTCATCAAGTATTCATCTATATTTTGTATCTTCTTAATATAAGCATAGTGTATCAATAATGGAATTAAGATCAATTGAAACATGCTTACTTCCATTAATGCTTGAAGATGCTTATTGGCATATTGAAGTACATTACCATTCTTCTTATTACGTTTGATATGAATGATAAAGTTATCTTCATTTAATGCTTTTACTTTTCTAGCAAATGTACTAAACAAGATATCTCGTTTAATATCTGCCATGAAAGCATCTAGATCGTATACATTAGATTCATCAGTATCAATCAAGAACTTAATTCTTGCATAGATAGCGATCAACTCATGGTCAGGATCATAGAATTTTTCAAAGTAATTTAGATAATGTGTAAAGTGATCTACACGTTCTTCAGAAGAATAGCATTTCTTAATGCTCAATACAAATGAGTTAAAGATAAGACTTTCTTCTTGATTATTAGTTAGCATTTGAGACAATGGGGCAATAATTTGTTTACCTCTAATTGTCTTTAATACTCTATCTTCCTCTGATGTTGGATACCAATCATCAATAGGTGGGATTGCGTCCTCTGGTCTAATAGACGTAGAGAACGTTCTCGCTTCTGGAGTACGAATAGAGTACTCTCTGTCATATATTTCCCCTGACTCTTCGATGTTACGTCGAACAGTTCTACTTGTCAATGCTTCTGTTAGTTGCATTACTTCCTCCTCATACATAAACGAATATCATTATTATTCATCTTTATAATATATGATCTTATATTCGTTTCGTAGTCTTGGTCCTCCTAATATTCGATTTGATATTCTTACTAAGAGTCTTGCTTTGCATTGATGCGGTAGTTGTATTGGTAGTTCTAACTTTACCAATATGCTTAACTACCTTATTTGCATTACCACCAGACTTAACTCCCTTTTTGAGTAATCTATATTTAAATAACGGATCTATAGCTTGAGCTTGCTTTTCACCTTCAAGACGAAGTTGTGCTTTAGTGTTACAATCGGTTACTAATTTGAAGAAATCTTTAGCATTTCTAATTACTAAATTAGATTCTTCATAATAATGCTTCTCTAGATAGCCGTGTTGACGTATATATAGGAACCCGAAATATAGAATTTTAGCGAAATTCACTACCCCATAGGGGTTACGTTCTTTAGGCTTAGATTTAAGCACCTCATCAGGCACTTTATCTAAAAGCTCGTCTACTAAGATGCCATTTGCATTATATACATGGGCAAATGTGAAAACGAAAGCTGGGTCATTAGAAAAGAATTGTACTTTATAATTCTTTAGAGTACTAGAGTGACTATCAGTTCCACTCTTAGGAGAAAATTTAAATACAACTTCATATGTAAACTTAGGTACTATCTCAGATGGTACTCTAAGGAGAATAAAATAGTTTTTACCATCACTGAAGAAGTTATGCTCGATCTTCCCATTGTATCTTAACATAACCTTTTCAAATTTCTTCTTATAAGCTTCAGCCAAATATTGCGAGCCAGTTACATTACCTTTACCCGCAGGAGATTTTCCATATTCATCTAAAGTCATTTCTAACTTAGCCATCCAAACTTCTCCTTAATGAGGTTCTTACCAGGATAGGAATTCAATTCCTACCCTAGTAAGCTTGCTCTGGACAATTAATCTTTATAGATATTGTGTGCTGGAGATTGGCAAAGGAATTGCTTAGTCGTAACAAGCATACCAACTACATTAGCAACAATGTCTAACACAGTGATATCTGATTTAATAGAAGATAATACTAAACCATCTGCTTCACCTGTACGTAAGTTAATAGGTGTTTTAGTCTCGATAGTAGTCTTGATCATCTTCTTAACTTCATCAGATGCTTCGGAATATGAGGAAGGTACTTCACCAAGGGAAGAACCATAAAGTTTTGCAAGTAAATCTAAATAGGAGTTGTATACTACACTAATGATTCCAGTATCAGGATTTTTATGAAGTTCATGGAATACATTGAATGCTTGGATATTAGCACCCCAACCATAGCCGTGTTCAGCAGCAGACATACAGTTTAATACAGCATCTTCTGCAGCATCAAAACGATTATCACGTTCTTCTGGAGTAGATCCACCAATATATAAGTCAACCATATTAGCTTTCATGCTATGAATACGACGACGTAAGTTACCGATATCATTTAAGTTCTTACCATCTTGTTTAGCTTGAGCTAATTGCATTTCCAAGTTATTGATGATAGATTTATAGAAGTCGGAGAATTCTGTAGTACCTTCTTTATACATGAGCTTAGGGTTAATAATTTTAGTTTTATTATAACCTGCAACAACTGCATCTGCAGTACCACACCAATCAACGATTGTATCAACTGTTGGAGCATCACCTTTTTCTTGGTCTTTTTCTTGTTGCTCTAAGTTGATATACTTACGAACTGTACGAGCATCGCATAAGTTAGCCAAGTCCATAAGTACTTCTTTTTTATAGATATCAGATACAAGACAGAATGGAATATTAAAGTTGCTTGCTTTAGCATTCATCATTGTCTTAACCAATGGATCCATCACTGCGGCAATATCACTGGATACTTTAGGGCACATGATAACTGTTGGAGTTAATTCACGGCGATCTTTTAAAGGTTCCATGATATTATGGTAAATGATAGCAGAGAAGAAGTTAATCATTTCTGGAGTATCAATAGGATCTTCGAAGAAGTAGATCTTGGGTGCATTAATTTCTGCAGTAGATTCAGCTTCATTAGTAACGAATACTTTATCAGCATATCCTGCATCTAATGTCATACCATCGAAGATTTTAATGTAATCTTGACTATCCATAGAACGTTTAACGTCAATGTATACATCAGTACCATTTTCCATATAGATACCAGAGATTAACTCAGCCATCTCTTCATTATTATTTGTAGAGATTAGAGCGATCTTATGGATATCTTCATATGTTTGGATTTCACGAGTTTGAGACATAATTGTTTCAGAAGCACGTTTAACCAATTCATTAAGTTGACGTTCTAATTCTGCTGGTGGTAAATGCCAGTTATAGATTTCAGCATTATCTCTATTTGGCTCACATTTAGTAGCCAAACGTTTATAGATAAGTTGAGATAATAGAATAGCAGATGTAGTACCATCACCAACATTCTTAACTACATGAGAAGTTAAGTCCTCTAATACTTCACGAATACTCATTTCTAAAGTACCATTGAAGTAGATATTTTTCAAGATAGTATGACCATCTTTAGTGAATTTAGGAAGAATGTCATCTTTCTTGATTTGAGTAGCAGACCCATAAGGTCCAAAGGATGTAACTAGGGAATCAGCAATGATTTGCAACACTGCCATAGTTTGGTCATGTAAAGTTTTTTGCTCTACAATATTAGAGTAGATATGCATATTTACCTCGCAATTTTAACTAATTTGTCATATGGTTCAACGACATAGAATAAGTTCTTAGGAAACATATCATAGAACTTAGCTTGAACTATATACTTACCTAATGTATAGTCGTAATCTGTATTGATAGCATTACGTAAAGCAAAGACATGTTTGCCTTCAACTTTAGGAGAGTAGTCTTCTAATCTGAATAAGCTATCAGTATAGATAGCATCATACTCATTTAAAGGAATATCTCTCTTCTTATAGATACGTAGTTTGTTTTTTAGATTTAGGCTCATAGACCGTAGATTAGTTTCTTGATATTCATTATCTACAGCTATAGCTATATTGAAGCTCTTACCTTCGATGCCAATAATATTATAGAATAGTCTATAAAGATCAGTCTCATAAGTATTAAAGTAAAGTAGTTCACCATACTTATTGATGATCTCTTCTAATAAGTCATCAGCAGAGTCTTGGTATTCTTCTTTTAATAACGCAGTTAATGGATTTGGTTTAGTACGTTCTTGAAAGATATAGATCATATCTAACTGAGATAGATCTAGTATTCCATCAATGAAGTACTTAGAATTCTTAAATCCATACTTTATTACATCATATATCGATAAGTCTGTATTGAATAAACTTGAGTATTCAAATATAGGAGCGACTGTTTTACCTTCCATATGAGTATCCTTACAAAAAAATAAGGAGATAGAGAATGACTCTATCTCCTATAATATTACATGTCATCTAAAGATGCACGTTTGAATTCACTAGATGTAGAAGAGGAGCTACCGCCAAAGCTACTACCAGCATTAGAGTTAACACCTAACTTTTCTGCAATTGCTTCAATAGTTGCATTAGTATTGCTACTAGCATATTGAGCTGTTTCATGTACAGAGTAAGCATATGCATTAGTCATAGATTTAGCATATTCTTCCAATACTAATACGAAGTCTTCTAAGTCCATATTTTTGTAGCTATCGAAGTCTTTATCGCCATCGAATTGCTCTTTATCAAAGTTATGAACGGAGAAGTGCAAGTCTGTACGACAGATAAAGATAATTTCTTCTTCTAAAGCAGAAAGATCTTTATTCAATTTACGGATACAAATTACAGGTTGTTCTAGACCAAAGTCAGAGCCATCTGTAACTGTAAGGAATGTATTAGCACCTGTAGTGATACCAACGGAAGTTAATTCACCAGCTAAGAAACGACGAATTTCACGAGCTAAGATACGAGCTTTAGTGTGTTTCAAATATGCACTAACTTCACGATCACGATCAGGCATTGGATAGTCTTGACCAGATACCATTTTCAATGGAGCAATACCAATTTTCAAAGTACCTTGCCAGAAAGTAAAACCAATAGAGGAACCACCAAAGGTTTTAATATCTTTGGAGTTTGTCATTCGGTAATTAGAGTAAACATTAATAGATTTCTTTTGACTGGATCCACCAGTACGGTTAAATAAGCCTTGTCCAAGAGCCATTTGTGTTACCTCCTATAAAATAAGATAATAATTAATCTATTGTAGGCTACACTGTAATATCCTACAACTATGGTTATAATATATCTTTGTAATAGGATATATTTAGAATCATATATTATTAAGGTGATATGATGAT